GTGGATCTGCTCCAGGTCAAAGAGCTGTGGATTGTCGAGGGTGTATTCGACGCCATCGCCCTGGTGCATCACAGCATCGCCGCCGTGTCGGCCATGAGCAGTGGAGCCTTCCCGTTTGAGTCCCTCAAGGAGCTGGCCCGCCAGCGTGGCGGCAAGCTGCCGCGTTTGGTGTGGGCCCTAGACAACGAGCCAGGCGCGCACCGCTTCACCCGCAAGCACGTCACCATGGCCCGCGAGCTGGGCTACACCTGCGAAGCCGCGCAGATCCCCCAGCGCGACCGCAAGGTGGACTGGAACGACCTTCACCAGCGTTGGATGTTCATCGACAACGCCGAAGCCCGCGCCGATCGTACCCACCGCGACATCGAGGAAGCCCGCTACCACGGTGCCCTGCTGCTGGCCGAGAGCGCCGCCGAGAAAGGCGTGCTGATGTACGAATGGCGCGAGCGCTACGAGTTCCACTTCGGCTACGAGAACCGCCTGTACTGGTTCAAGATGGACTTGAAGAAATTCAACACGGCCATGCAGGAGCTGGAGAGTTCCGAGCGCCAAGAGGACGCCCAGCTCAACGACAAACAGCGCCGCGAAAAGGCCCTGCGCCAGTGCGGCGCAGTGGTGGAAATCGCCAACTGCTACCCCCAGGCGCTGTACTTCCAGCGCAACGAGGTAACGGACGAGTCCTGGTACTACTTCCGCGTGGACTTCCCCCACGACGAGCCCACCGTGCGCAACACCTTCACCGGTGGCCAGGTGGCCGCCGCCAGCGAGTTCAAGAAGCGCCTGCTGGGTATGGCTGCCGGCGCGGTATTCACCGGCAGCGGCGCGCAGCTCGACAAGATCATGCGCGACCAGCTGTTCGGCCTGAAAAACGTGCAAACCATCGACTACATCGGCTACAGCAAGGAACACGGCTGCTACGTGTTCGGCGACCTGGCCGTGCGCGGTGGCGTAGTGGAAAAGGCCAACGCAGAGGACTACTTCGAGTTCAAAAAGCTGCGCCTCAAGACCCTGCAAAAATCCATCCGCCTGGAAATCGCCCAAACCGCCGAGGGCTACCGCAAGGAGTGGCTCGACTGGCTCTGGCTATGCTTCGGGCCCCAGGGCGTCATCGCCCTGGCCTTCTGGTTCGGCTCGCTGTTCGCCGAGCAGATCCGCACAGAGTTTCAGTCCTTCCCCTTCCTTGAGGTAACCGGCGAGGCAGGCGCGGGCAAGTCCACCCTGCTGATGTTTCTCTGGAAGCTGCTCGGCCGCCCCGAAGAAGAAGGCAAAGACCCCTCCAAAATGAGCCGCGCCGGCCTGCGTCGCTGGCTGGGCCAGGTTTCCGGCATGCCCCTGGTATTGCTGGAGGCCGACCGCAGCGACGCCACCAGCAGCAACACCTCCAAGGGCTTCGACTTCGACGAGTTCAAGCCGATGTTCAACGGCGGCAGCCTGGGCGTAACCGGGGTGAAAACCGGCGGCAACGAAACCCACGAACCGCCCTTTCGCGGCTCCCTGGTGATGAGCCAGAACGCCACCGTAACCGGCTCCGAGGCCATCCTCACCCGTATCGTCAAGCTGCACTTCGTGCGGCCCGAGGTCACCAGCGCCAGCCGCGCAGCGGTGGACAACCTCAACCACCTGAACGCCAAGGACGTCAGCCACTTCCTGATCATGGCCGCCAAGGCCGAGCACCAGGTGCTTGAGGTTTTCCGCAAGCAGGTGCGCGTGCATGAGCAAAGCCTGCGCGCCATCCGCGAGATCCGCGTCGAGCGGATCATCAAGAACCACGCCCAGCTGCTGGCCATGCTCGATGCCATGGCCAACGTGGTGCCGCTGACCAGCGAGCAGCGCCTGGCAACGCAACAGGAACTCATGGCCATGGCCGTCGACCGCCAGGGCGCAATCAACGCCGACCCAGAGGAAGTCCGCACCTTCTGGGAGGTCTACGACTACCTGCAATCGCTCAGCGATGACCCGGTGGTGAACCACAGCAAGAAGCCCGACCACATCGCCATCAACCTCAACGAGTTCGCCGAGCGCGCCGCCGAGCACCGCCAGAAGCTGGCCGACGTGGCCACCCTGCGCACCCTGCTCAAGCACAGCCGCTCGCGGCCATGCATCGACATCAACCGCGCCACCGACAGCGCCGTACGCGCTGCCTACAACGCACGCAACCCACTCTCACCGCGCTGCGCCACGGTGAAGTGCTGGGTCTTCAAGGCTTAACCCAACCCCGGCGCGGCAACGCCGGCAACAACCCCAAGGAGAAGCACCATGCCCCACGACCACCAACCCACCCCGCGCGAAACCTTCGCCAGCCTCGCCATCAGCGGCCTCGCCCTGGCGCTGATGATCACCGCCGGCTACTTCACCCCCGACCTACTGGCCGCTGTCGCCCATTAACCCCACGGCCCAGGCGCGGCAACGCCTGGGCAACCCCAAGGAGAAGCACCATGCAACTGAACATTGATCGCGGCGCTCCAGGCACCGGCAAGTCCACCCGCCTCATGCATATCCACAAAGCGACCTGCCAGGAAGGCCAGAAGATCCTGCGCGGCGTGCACTGCACGATGGCGGGCCTTGAGCGGCAGGTGCGTGATTACGCCAACCAGGGCGCAACCGTCATCTGCATAGACGAATGCACTGAGCAGCAGATCGAGCGCCTAAAGACCCTCGCCGATCGACTGCCGGGCAGCCTCGTCGTCCACGCTGCAGTCGGGGTTTGAGGTCATGACCATTCTCAGTCCTAGCCTCCAACGTGTACTGGCCGTATTGGATGAAGAAGAAGCCCAGCGCCCAGCCATCCGCGCCGCCGGCCTGGCTGCCCTGGTGCGCCTGCTGCCCGTGGCACAGCGCGACTCAGGCCAAAGCGGCGTAGTCGCCCGCTTCCTGCTCAGCCTCTACAACGGCACGGCCTACCCCTTCCCCCTGACCGACCTGCGCAAGCTCGACACCGCGCTCTACCAGGACTGCATAGCCGTGCTGCACCTGGACAACCGGCCCGAGCACGAAGTGCACACCTATGTCGTCAACGGCGACGCGATTTGGGAAGGATTCAAAAAGGTATGGCGCGCCTGGCACGCCCAACACAACTGACACCGGCCAAGCCGGAAAAAAGATGGCCCCGGTGGGCGGCAACCCACCAGGGCCGAACCAACCCCAAGGAGAAGCACCATGCAAGCACAAGCCCCAGAAGTCAGCAGCGAGAAGGCTACCACACCGCGCTACGACACCATCGTCATCCGCGGCGCAAAGGGCCAGAGCGTCCCCAAAGAGGTAGATGGCGGTGAGGTCGTCAGCTGGAGCCATGGCCACCAGTTGGCGGCCTTGGATGCCCTGGAAGAGTTCGTCGAAGACATGGCCGCCGGCAACTGCCACCAGCCTGCGCACCTGACCCAAGGTGCAGCCGACGCGATGAACCTCATGCGCCGCCGCCGCGTACTCGGCTGGGACGTCGACGAACCAACAGAGCGGCCGCCCCTCGACTGGAAAACCGCCGTAGCCTGGGCCGTAGCAACCGCCCACAAAGTGTTCGAAGACTGCGACGAAGAAGCCAGGAACGCCATCGAGTATTTCGCAGCGCTGATGCTGGCGAGTGAACCGGCCGAAACCACCGAGCAGCCGCACACAGACTGGACACACAACAAGCCCACCTTGCCCGGCGCGTACTGGATACGCGGCAACCTGCTGCAGGACGACGCCCTGGTACAGGTCAAGCTGTTAGACGGCGTGCTGTTATGCAACCTGCATCAGGTCAACAGCGACCCTAGCATCGAATTCGCCTTCCCCATTGCAAAGTTGAACCCGGACTTCGAATGGCTCGGCCCACTCGCACCAATGGGGGACCGTTGATCATGAGCAGCTACTTCTACAAATCCGCAGCACCCGCCACCGTGGACATAGTCCGCGAGTTCTACACCGCTAAAGATGCCCTCAATGCTGGCCTGATAGCCCTGGGCGAGCTGCTCGGCGGGCCGGTGGCATCCATGCGCAATCTGACCAGCCACTTTGCCGGCGGCGTGAAGCTCAGCGGCAGCCGCGATCTGGACGTGCACTGGTGCCGCCCTGACGAACACGGCTACCGCTCATTGCGGGCTGCAGCCAAACCCGCCAAGGACACCCCAAAGGAGCAACGCGCCGCAATCCGTGCTGAGCACGAACGCCTGCTCAACGTGTGGCGCGAGCATTGCCCCCAGCGCCTGAGCACCCACGAATACTGGCAACGGCTGAATGTGAACACCGGAAACCTGCTGCTTTCGGGCGGCATTAAGTTCGAGCTGGATGGCGTTGCCTACTTCCACCTGGGCTTTGAGTTGAATGAGGCCAATCACCTGGCCGCAGTCGCTGCCGGCAAACCAACCTCCGGCTGGATCGAAGGCGCGTCCGAGATCCTGCCCAGCGAGTATGAGCACGCCCGCCGCCTCAAGCTGCAGCAGGAAAAGGAGATGGCCAATGCATAAGCCAGCCACCACCGAACGCACCCGCCCGCCCCTGGCTGGCCACCGCCTGGATCTGCCCAGCCTCTGCGACATCTGCGGCAACGCCCGCTCTACCCGCAAGCACGCCAAGTGCAGCCGCATCCGCCAGCAGCGCAAGCAGGACGAGTGGGCCGCCTACATGGCCAACGTCGAAGCCAAAAAAGCCCAGGGAGGCCGCCGCCATGCCCGTTGAAATCCGCTGCCGGTACACGACCGGCACCTACGTGGCCACCGTCAAAGGCCAGAAGAAAACCGCCAGCAACACCATCAGCGCGCGTCTGGCCGCTGAGGCCATGGTCACCAAGCTTGGCCTCGACCCGGCCCACCTGGTGGAACAACAGCGCGACCTGATCGACCAGAAAGACCGGGTGACCTTTACTCATCCAGGAGAGCCGGCATGAAAACCGAAACCACTCAGATCACCAAGCTGCTGATCAACGACCTGATGGGCGAGCCGCACAAGCTGGACCCGGTGACCGTGATCCTTGAGAACACTGGGCACCGCATGATTGCAACTGATGGCAAGGAATACACCACCCGGCAGGGCAAGATCATCATCGAGTGCTATGGCAGGTCGTGGTCGGCCTACTGGGGCAGCATGGGTGATCGAACGGTTGCCCAGTTCTTGAGCGACGAGCACAGCGAGTACGTGATCGGCAGCCTGGCCCCCAGCCTTAGCCCGAGCCGCTTCAGCGGTGACGCCCTCGTCAATATGGCGAAGCGCGTGGTTCTGGATTGCCGGCGCGGGCGCACGGCCAACCACTACCCGTACAGCATGGACAAGGAGGACGCCCGCGAGCTGTTCGACCGCATCAAGGACGAGCTGCGCAGCGTCGATCGTGCGGAGCACTGCTGGAACCACTCCGACCTGCTCTCCGAGCTGTTCAGCGACGAGTGGTGGCACGCCGCCGCTGAAGCCACTGAGCCGAACCCTGACTACCAGTACCTGCAGCGCATCGTGCTGGCCGTGCAGGCGGGTCTGCGCGTAGCCGGGCTGGCCAAGGACAAGGAGGCGGCCCATGTCTGAGTGCCGTTTATGTGCCGGATCCAGCTGTACCGCCTGCCGCCAATCCGGGCGGGAGGGCATCACCTACCAGGTGGGTGCCCTGCTGGACTTTCGCGGTACCGACATCGAGGTCCCCGGCTTGCCGGCGGCGCACATCGAAGCCGACCGGCTGATGGGGCTCGATTGGGAACGCCCAGTCGGGATCTGGACAGGCCAGCAGCATGGCTCCGAGCTGGTTGAAATCTGGTACCAGGGCGCGCAGTTCCGCACCTGACACACCGACCGAGAATCACCGCCCTTTTCTTCTCGCCCCGGTAACGGGGCGAGCTTGTCGGTGGCCCATAGACTGGGCCTTTTCCGTTGTATTGCGTGGGGACGCACATGGCTGATGGAGTTGAGGTGCGCGGCAATCGCGTGCGCGTGTATTTCCGGTACCAGGGCGAACTGTGCCGCGAGGCAATGCCCGGCGATGCCAGCAAAGAGAACATTGCCCAGGCCGAACGGCTGGTGGGCATGATCAATTACGAAATAAAGGCCGGCACGTTCAGCTATGCCCGGCACTTTCCAGAATCGCCCAGGGTGAAAACCAACACCCTGGGCCACTACATCGACCTCTGGCTCGACATTAAGCGCAACGAGCTGGCCCCATCTGGGTTCCGCACCTACAAGAGCAAGGTCGAGAACCACGTTCGCCCGCGCTGGGGAAGCCACCAGGCCGACCAGATCGACCACCTGCACCTGCAGGAGTGGGTGCAGAAGACCCTGATGCCAAAGCTGCACAACAAAACGGTGCGCGAGATCCTCAGCCTGATGCGTCAGGTTTATGTGATCTACCGCACTCGCAACCACTCGGCGCACGACCCGACCGAGGGCATCGTCGTGCGCCTGCCCGATCCGGACGAAGCCGACCCGTTCAGCCGTGACGAGATCCGCGACATCCTGGGCGGCGAGACGGACAAGCACCAGGAGGTCAACCTGGCTCAATTCATGCTCTGGGCCGGGCCGCGCGTATCTGAGGCGATATCGCTGGCCTGGGAGGACGTCGATTTGAAAAAAGGCACGGTTAAATTCCGCCGCTCGCAGGTGCGCGGCCACTACAAGGTCACCAAAACCCGCCGATCGAACCGCGAGGTTCGCCTGCTCAAGCCCGCCCTGGAGGCACTCAAGGAGCAGGCACGCTACACCGAGAAGCTCTCACCCGTGGAAATCGAGGTGACCGACCGCGACAACAAGACGAAAAAGCGGGTGAAGGTGCGCTTTGTCTTCCACTGCACCACCACCAACGCAGCGCACAGCAGCTCCGACATGCTGCTCAAGGGCTTCTGGCGGCCACACCTTGACAAAGTTGGCGTGCGCTACCGCGGCCCGAACAACTGCCGCCACACCTACGCCAGCCAGATGCTCAGCACCGGCGCGGTGCCCCTGGACTGGATCGCCGACCAGATGGGCCACACGTCGACGGCGATGATCTGGCGGCACTACGGCAAGTGGATCAACAAGGACGGCCCCGACATGATCAGCCTCCTGGAACACGCGCTAAAGCTCTGA